GGACCAGGAGTAAAACCACCAGGACCAGGACCAGGACCAGGAGTAAAACCACCAGGACCAGGACCAGGACCAGGAGTAAAACCACCAGGATCAACAGGATTATATGGTGTGAATCCACCTGGATCACCAGGTCCACCGCCACCACCACCAGTAAATGGTGCCAATGAACCCTCAGGACCAATGTTTGAGAATGGTGTCCCCTGTTGACTAGTTAGTTCACCAAATAATAATCCATCATGAATGAACACCGCAGGTCCAACATGAGGTCCACCACCACCAGGTGGAATAGGACCAGGAACCCACTTACCAGTTCCTAAAGTTGTTGAACCAGGGAATGGATGGAATGTTGAGTTAACACTTGGTCCAGGTGTTAAGATGCCTGGAATACCTCCATCTGTTGGACCTGGTGAGGGGAATGTATATCCACCTGGAGTCAATGCAGGAGAAGTTGGTGTTGGAATTGGAGTTGGAATAATTGGATCATCAGGATCTGGAGTTGCTTCTTTTTCACTCAAGATATAAATGAGAGCACCCTCTCTTCTTAGTCTTGCAGAGTTAGGGAGTTTAAATTTACCCCTCTTTGCACAAATAACTAAGTCATTATAATCTTCATCACTTTCTCCTGGGTCCAACTTCTCAACCCAATAAGTTTCAATCCTTGTTTGATCTTCAAGAACTAAAGTTTCTCTATCTTTTCCTGATTCAATAACATTACTTCCATCAGGATTTGGAGTTGCTTCATCTTTAGTTTGTGTCCATCTATTTCTATCACTACTACTACCAACATGTCTAACACCATTTTGATTGAGAATCTCAATGTAATCAACAGCAATGCCTGCAGTGCTTGGATTATCATCCCATTCTAATACAAGTTCAATAGTACCCTTTCCAATTAATTTAAGTCCATCATCACTAAATCTTGCATTTCCATTAGTAATTTTAAATTCTGCATTGGCATCATCACCATGTCCATCTAGAAGTTTAATAGTTTTATTATTATCTCTTATTTTACCTTTAAAGTATGTGCTTGGATTATTATTATATTTTTGTACTTCTCTATCATTACCTAATGACCAAATGATATCAACTTCTGTAGATTCAGATCTAATAGTTCTGGTTTTTTCCTCCCTTGTTATTTTTCTACCAAATACATCATCAAGTTGTGCGCACTTACCATCATTACTAATCTTTAATGGATTAAATAATGGTTCACCATCAAATTGAAATCCTCTTACAATATATCTTTTATCTTTAACAATTCTCTGTCTCTGCCCACCATCAAACGCTTGTTTAAATTCAAGTTCAAGTCCATCTTTGATAATAGAACTTTTTGGAGCAATAGTAAATTTATTTGTTGTGCCTGATCCAACAACAACTTGCCCATTTATAAGTTTTCCTTTTCCAGATTGATCATCAGGTGAAAAGTCAAAATCAGTATCAATATTTCTCAATATTGATTTGTCCTGCAAAACAAATTTAATTACAGGTTGTTCTTTTGTTTTTGCAACAGGAATAGTAAAGGTTTCCATTGTGAAATCAACAATACTATCCTCTTCTCTGATTTTAAGTTGTTGCTTTGGTGCTCTTTTTCCAATCTTTGAAAAACTTGGACCTAAACCATATGATGGTGTGCCAAATGCTTTTGTTCTAGGACTATATGGCGATGTCCTTGTTGAATCATCATTGTTTTCATCAAAAGGATAAGGTGATTGTTCAAATGGTCCAAAACCAAGACTATCTGGCGAAGTAGCAGGTGTTCCGCTGTTAACACTTTTTTTTCTTCTACTCCTATTATTTTTTGGAAAATTATTATTAACATCACCAAAAACAGGTCTTACAACAGCACCTTTTCCTTTACCACAAGGATCTTGAACATTTGCTCTAGATTGTTCATCATATCCAATACCAAAACTTTGCATGTCAACACCAATGACAGATCCAGCAGCATTAATTACAAGATTGCCAGCAGCACCAGCACCAATCTTACTTCCAAAGATGTTTAAATTTGGAGGACCACAAGGAAACTCATCAGTAAGACAACCATCAAATTGACTTCCTGGATCTAAAATTTTACTAAAGTCTACATTGTCTACAAAATTAAAAGTATCAAGTGCATCCAAACCACCTTGCTGAACTGCGCCAGCATATTCTTTTGCTTTGTTTAAAACATTTGCTATGTCCCCCATACCAAATTGTGACCCAGATCCATAGATATGACTCCACTCACTCACTGGCGAGTTTTCAGGTATATCATCACAACTAAGGAATGACAACAGGTTACCGACCATATTCATAACATCACCAGCAAGATCAAGTCCTTGATCTGCCAGGTCAACAACACCCTCTACCAAACCTTGGATTGCATCCATTGCACCACCAAGGAATCCACTAATTGTTCCTAAAACATTACCTGCAAATTTTTCAACAAAACAAGTTGGAACATTAACAATTTTATCTACTGCTTCTTTAATAAAATCACTGACCATGCCAAGTAGTCCAGCAAATAACTTCCTAAAGAAACAAGAAAGTGTTTCTAACACCTTGTCCATAGTAGTCTTTGCTATCTCTGTCTCATTTGGACGTGTAAGTGCCAAGACCTTTTTAAATGCTTTATCCATTGTTTTGAAGATGTTCTCTTCAATCATTTCATAAAGCCATTTTACAGCACTTGCAATAAAAGTTGATGCCTCTTCTATCTTTGCATTTATTTCTGATTCAACTGCTTCTAATCTTTCAATCTGTTCATCACCAATTTCTCTTATACTTCTTTTAAGTTGTTCAATTTGTTGAATTGCTCTCTGCAATGCCTTCTGCATCCCCTTAATGGGCATCTCATTTGGATCAGCAGATGGAATATATTGTGGGATTCTTTCAGATGGATTTGTAGCATCAGAATATATTCTTTTTGATTTCCTATTTTTATGACCATTTACACTAACAATTCTAGTTGCTCTTGCATCAGTTGCACTTGTGGTTGTTGATTCAGCAGCAGTTTGTGTGCCTTGACCACCCTGTGTATTAGAGGTGGTAATTGTATTAACAGAAGTAGTTTGTGTTTTAAATACTTCACCACCAGCTGGTTTCTTTTTTTCAAGTCCATAGAAAGGTTTGAATCCAATACTAGGAATACCCTCCATAACACTTTGATAGTCATTATAACCAATCAAACCCATAATAACAGGTTGTTGTGCTTCCTCACCATCAAGGAAGAATCCAAATACAAAGTTACCCTGTCTAATATTTGATGAAGTGGCAGCATCACCACCAGCTCCACCAGTCACTGGGTATATAATTGTAGCAAATGGCAATTCTTCATCAGGAAGATCTTCTTTATTCGCAGTATGGTAACCCATAATACGAACTCTATATCTCTCTCCAAATCCTGCCTCTTCAGCAGCAACATCCTCTAATCCTCCCCCACCAAAATTTGTTAACCAAGTTTTTTCAGGCGCTACTTGTCCTATCCACCAGACAAATCCATCTCTTCCTAAAAAATGTGACTTGAGAAAACCTTGATCAATCATTCTTAACCCTATATGAATCTCTAACTAATGTGAGACTTGAAAAAGTGTCCTTAGGTGTGGTTCTATGACACACATGAGCAATCATATACTCACCACTTGTTTCATTATTTATTGGACCTGTGGTATCTGCTGGTCCAATTTGTGGGAAGATACATTTAACAATATCTCCTGCTCTCAGAGAGAAGTCACCAGGAACTTTAATCTCAGTTTGAATAGTAAATAATTGATTATATCTCATCACAGATTGAACAAGATTCTTTGTAGTATTGTCGTTTGGTTTTGTTTCATTACCATCTCTAACACCTGGAATCTGATCATCACCAGAACCTGGTTGATTCCAACCAACATCCAACACTCTTGACATCAATCTAGATGGTGTCTGAATAAGTTGAGGATTTAATAAACTTGCAGCAGTTGCTTCCTCCTCACCAGCAGTTGTAATCTTTCCAGTTTGCTCTGCAGTACTAAAACCCTGAACAACATAACTGAAACTCATTGGGTCAAAAAATATAGTTCTATTATTATAGACACCCAGTGCTAAATTCTGCTGAACATCAATGTCTGCTTTTATATTATATGATAATATTTTACCATCATATTCATCATCATCAGGAAGTCCAATACTACCTGTGTAAATGTATGTCTTCTTTGGTTCTTGGTCAAGAAGATTGTCAATTGATTTAAAAAAGTGTCCTTCTTTTGTCTGATAGAACATATATCCAGCAGCCCCACCAAGACCTGAACCTTGTCCAGATGTGCTTGGAATAGATTTAGATGCTAACCAAGTCAAAATATAGAAAGGTTTTCTATCATTACCATAAAAATTATAATTACCAGCAGTATCATCAATATCTATGTTTGCAATACCCAATGCTGTGCTTATATCTGATACATGAGTGGAGATAGGAGCATCTTTATATCTCTTTGTCAATCTTAATTGTTCATTGGCAAAGTATTCTCTTGATGAAAAATCAATAAAAAATACTTCTTGTGATGTTCCTGGTTGTGCATTTCTTACTCTATTAACATAGAGTTCAAATACCATCTCTGTTCCATAGTTATCAACTACAGTTATATCAGTTCTCTCACCACCTCTAATTGGTAGAGCATCAATAATACTTCCCTCACCTACCTTACTACCTTCCTGCACACCAGTATCAATTACAACTGCTGTAGCAGTGATAGTATTTGATAAGACGCTCTCAAAGTATCTAAACTCAACAACACTAGGTGAGATATCAATTGAAAATTGTTTAGAATTAGAACTGATACTAAAATCTTTAATATCACCTGCTTCAGTTAGTTTTGGCATTATCCTACTTTATAAAGTAACCCTAAGAGTTGTTTTTTATAATAACTATTTAACATGTCATTTGTAGACCCACCCATCCTCATTGTAGTGCCACCACCTCTACCAGGTAATGATCCTCCACCACCTCTTATACCACCTTGACCCATCATAATAATATTTCTTTGACCATTATCATATGAAGGATATTGTTCAACATTTCTACCTGATGCACCAGGTGATGAAGATCCAGGAGAAGCAGGTCTTATTGTAGATTCAGAACTTGGTACAAGTTGTTGTGAAGGTGCTTTTTGTGTTCCCATTGCTGACCCATCACCCAATTTACCAATAATAAGAAACTTAATGTATGGATTAGGATCTTCATCTTTATGAAAACCACCAGTTCCCTTTGGACTTACTTCAAAGTGAAGATGTTCACCAGTTCCTGCGCCTGTATTACCAATCTCACCAATGATCTCACCATTATATTGCTGACCTTTTTTGACTGAAATTTGTGCAAGGTGTGCAAATAGGAAGTCTTTATCACCAGAAGTTATGATGACAGTCTTACCATATCCTGCAAATGTGCCAACATCTGACACCTTTCCTTCCAGTTTAAATGCAACAAACCATCCTTTCTGTCCACTAGTACCAATATCTACACCAGCATGATGTCTTCCCCATCTCTGCCCTCTTTCACTTGTCTTACCAACTGGTCCACTACCAGAACCAATGTCTGTTAAGTTTGATGTAGAAACAACATCTTTCAACCCAGTTCCAGTTGTTGGAATTGCTATAGGAGCAGATTGTCCATCAGTTTCTTGTGGATTTTTTACTTCACCCATCACAGTAGTAGTTGCTGTGCTGGTTATTGTAGGCATAGCACTATCTCTTATTGGTTGAATAGGAGTTAAGTTTGTGTTACCAGCAGTATTAAATAAATGATTCTTATACTTAATAACATTTACATCTTGTGAAGCATCATAACCAGCAGAAGCAGTTCTGAATCCAGTTGATCCAACTAAGGTTGATGCTTGTGAATCTGTAATACCATCAGAGATTAATGCTGCTTTCAATGCATTAGGATCTTTAGCAAGATTGATTGCTGTTTGTGCTGATTGTTTTTGAGCAGCAGAGTATGCTCTGTCAATGCTACCATCTCTTGTTGGTTGATATTGTTTAGGACCATAGATTACACCTCTAAGTGTATCATTATTTGCCATAAAGTATCCTGGTGACCTAGTTCCATTTTGAATAAGACCTACTCTATTCATCACAGATCTAGCAACCAATGCCATACCTAACTTACCTTCACTCTGTGATTCAGCAAGAACTAATCTTTGGAATAGATCAGCATCATTACCACTAATATTAGGTGCTGCAATTGGTGTAATACGATCAGGAATAATATTATCCTGGGCATTAATTGCTGCTTCTTCTTCAGGTGTTATAGCATTAAGTTCATCTTCAATACTAGTAGATTTAGGTATAGTCAATGATGGCATTTGAAAACCATCAGGGAAGAAGGAAGATTTGAGGAGATTTCCCATCTTCTCCATATTAAATAATGCTCCAATATCAGGGAGTTTTTCTATTCTAGCACCAAGTCCTTTACCTTGAAGGGTACCAACTAATGGGAACATTAAACCAAGTGTAGTCTGTAGACCAAACTTTTCCGGAACTTTTATCTCTGGGAAATTATCAATCAATCTTTTTGCGCCACCACTTAAAAATTCCCACCCCTGTTTTCCCATGTCAAGTACTTTGCCAAAATCTTCACTAATTCTTTTTTGAACCTGTTTTACACCACCACCCTTTGTTAATGTGTAAAGTAAAGAGCCACCATACTCACCCAATATACCACCAATAAGAGTACCAAGGATTGGAATGGGTATCAGTGTACCTAATACCTCACCAATACCTGTGCCTAGTGCTCTATAGATTGACTCCTCAGCACTTACATCAGGATCTAATAAGTTTACTGCTAAAACAATAGCAGGACCAAGGATTGGTATTTTGATCTTACTTAGTGGTCCTTTTAATTTTTTAAGAAAAGGTGCTGCTCCTGCTGCTTCTCCAGCAACTTTTTCTCCTAAGAATTTTTTAAGGAATGGACTTACCTTTCCTTTGACAGTGCTTGCCAATTCTCTTCCCTTTTTTGCCCCTGCAGATATTAATTCTGTACCTCTTGCAGCACCAAGTTTAAGTAAGTCTTTAGATTTTGATAGAACTGGTGCTACTGTTTTTTTAACTGACCTTATTCCAAGTCTAGTATCAAATACTGTTTTAGCTATTCTATTACCAACTCTTGTATATGATAATCTACTAGCAAGACGAGCTGCTGGTGTTGCTATTGCCTTTTGAAAAAGTTTACCACCTACTGATCTAAGTTTTCTAAGAGGTGCTGTTTTTCTTAAAAAATTTGCTAGATCTTTAGCAGCCTGAACACCACGTCGTAATCCATTTGCAACAACAACTGCTAAATCTTTTATTCTTTTGATTGCAGCTGCACCAAAGTCAAAAAGAGCATTACCAAGTCCTCTTAATCCAGCACCAATTAAAGAACCACCTTTCTTTAATATTGATGAGAATAATCTAAAAAATCCTTTAAATCCTGATTTTATTATTTTAAGTGGTGCTTTGATAGCTCCTTTAATAAAAGTTTTAAGTCCTCTGCCTGCTAATCTAAATGCTTGCAACATTGCTCTTAGAGAAGCAAACACTATGTAAGCATTATCTCTTAAAAAATTAAATGCTTTAATTATTTTTTGAAAATTCTTTAAAAGAAAAAGAAGAAGACCACCAAGTAATATATTAGTGATGAACCCCATAAAATCAAATGCCTTTCCAATACCAGAAAGAACACCAGATGCAGTACCTATTGCTTTCTTTCCACTCTCAAGAAGTTTCTCTTTCTTTCTTCTTCTTAATCTTGCTAGTGCTGCTTTTCTATTTTTTCTTTGCTCTACTTCTTTTTGGTATTGTCCTTTAAGAGCAGCATCAATAGAACCTGATAATTTATTAATGTTATTAAGTTGGGTGCTTATTTTTTCAAAACCAATCTTAGGTCCTTCTGTGCTTAATTTTGGATCATCAACTACTAAAGGTGCTGATTTTACTATAGCAGAAACTCCACCATCACTCATTGCTTTGACTAAAGCACCACCTTTACTTGTTGTTGATTCATCAGAATTTACATTTCTTTTATTTTTTTTATCTTTTCTACCTTTTATAAAATTCTTTGCTTTATCTTTAGCAACACTCTTTGCTTTATCAGTAAGCGCTTTTTTAGCGCCTGCTTTTACACCAGCACTCAATAAACCTTTAGCAGCAGGTAGAAGAAGTGGTAATGCCATATTATCCTACCAAACTATAGATTGATTTAATGATAAGAGTCTCTGTATTCATTGAATCTTGTGATGAAAAATTAGGCACTCCTTCATTTCCATTAGCATTTCCAGCAAGTGATGTAGGTGTAGCACCTTTTGGCACTTGTCCACCTCCTTGATTTGGACCCACAAAAATACTATTGTCAACCACTCTAGGTCCAGGTGCTCTTTTTGATTGAGAAGATGTAATAGAAGCAGGTGCTATTGTTCCAGCAGTTTCAGCAGGTGACTTGAGTGCAGATGAAGATGCTAATTGCATCTTATCAAAATCACTCTTCTTAAGATTGTATGTGTTTACCTCACTTCTCATACTTGCAGTTACTGAAACACCATTAACCTTATCTCCTACTGCTGAGTAGAGTATCTTACTTCTTGCTTCTGCTCCCATTGTATTAAACAAATTAAAGTTTGTTTCACTAACTCCCTCTGGTTTATTAAATGTTTTTGTAGGCATCACACCCTCTGGTGTTGAAGCATCTTCAGTAGATGATCCACCCATAAAACTTTTAATCTTAGATCTCATCTTATTTCCACCAGAAGATTTCACCTTTTGAGTAGAGAAGAATCCTCCTGGATGATTATATGGACCAGGTGATAGAGAATCTAAATCCCACCTTTGAACACCACCATCTAACTTTCCACTCTTAACTCCAAATCTTTCAATTTCACCATGAGTAAAGACATTTTTATCTACATCAGAAGCAGTCTGACCATATGCTTTTAACAAACCTGCTGTTTCTTTTGCCATAGCAGTGGTCTGAGCATTTGTTAATGGATTCTCTTTCCACCCCTTAGCATCACTATAATAATTTTTTGTCATTCCATTATGACCCATAGCAGCAGCTGCTATAGCAATTGAATTTGTATTATATCCACCAGTACCATCATTATTGTCAACACCATATGATGCTGTTCTCAATGGTTTTCCGCCTCCACCAAATACTTGATGATATGGTCCAATATTTTGGTTGTGGAATCCTCCAGTCCAATGTAAAAATACTTTTGTTTTCTTTCCTTTTCCCCCTGATCTATCAGAAGAGTCAGCACCAGCAGTGCCACCAACTATTCCACCACCAGAGAATCCCTGTGCATTTATTACAGTGCCACCACCATTTGCCATCTGGACATTATTTGTCATCCTTGGAGTATTATTTCCACCACCAGAAGCATTCATAGCAAGTAGATTACCAGCACCAAATTTACTAACAGCACCCCTACTCATTACTATCTCACCAGGTTGAGCAGCAATTAACTGAGTATCAGGTCCAGCACCAGTTATTTTTTGACCAGAGTTGCTGGTAACACCACCACCTTCATTAAATCCCTTCACATTAGTGTTATTAGTCATACTACTCATAGTATTTGTCAGATTGCCACCAACATTATTAGTCATACTACTCATAGTATTTGTCAGATTGCCACCAGACATACCACCAGTGGTCAAAGTGTTACTAGCACCACCAATATTATTAACAGTATTACCCATGGTATTACTAGCACCACCCATGTTCATACTATTATCATTATTATTAGTCAGGATATTACCAGCATTATTGTTAGTAATATTACCACCCTCTTCATACCTGTTTATAGTTGTAGTTTTATTAGTTATATACTCATTATTGATAACCTCTCCACCCTGATAACTCTGTTGAACAGGAGGTGCTTGCTTTTGATTTTCAGGTCTTACATTAAAAGGATCATACATTGGAATTTCAGGTATCTTAGGAATTTCCAATGCTGGAGATTGGTCTGATATATTTTCAAGTGGATCAGCACCAAAGAGACCTAATACATCATTAATTCTATCTTCAATAAAATTTAAAGATGAATGAATTGGTTTAAGAACAAAGTCATTAATTGGACTCAATACAAATTTATTAAATCCATCTATAAAACCATTAATTCCTCTTATAATACCATTAAAAAATTCTAATACATTATTAAATACATCAATCAATGGTTGTAAGAATTTCTTTGGATCTTTTAATACTTTCAATAAGAATAAAAGTGCTCCACCAAGCAAAATATTTTTAAAGAAATCCATTAACATATCAAAGATTCCCTTTGCAGGTTTCACCACCTTCTTACCTAAATTTTTATCATCACCTGATTTTTTTCCCTTATCTTCTAATAATTTTTCCCTATTTACTCTCTTACTTTTTGTCTCCAGTAAATCCTCTTCTCTCTCTTCTTTCTTGTCAAGTTTTGCTTGTTTTTTGAGAGTTTCTAAAATACTCTGTAAATTTTCCTCAAGATCAGTAAGTTTAAGTGATACATTTTCAATACCTTTCTTAACATCCTCCTGATTATCTTCCTCCTGTTCCTCTGATTGAGGAGTAGCAGTTCCTGGAAGTAAAAGTTGTGGACTTACCTTTTCTTTATTTTCAACAGTCTTGAGAAACTTTTCTTGTGATATCTTATTTTCTTGTTCTTTCTCTTCAGTTTTTGCTTTTACTTTCTCTTGCTCATCAAAAAATTTCTTTGCATCAATCTTTGATTGTTCCTGACTCTCAGGTATCTGTTCTTTCTCTTCAGTTTTTGCTTTTACTTTCTCTTGCTCAGCAAAAAATTTCTTTGCATCAATCTTTGATTGTTCCTGACTCTCAGGTATCTCTATCTTCTTTATTCTAATAAACTCTTCTGTAAGAATTTCTATATCACCACTATCTACATCGCTGCCACCCATTCTAGCAGCAGCAATCTTCTCTCTGATTAGTGTTTTATATGTTCCAAAGTCAATATCACTTCCATCACTGATGCCAAGATAATCTCGCAAGATACCCTGATCAACTTCCTTGTTTACATCTGTTTTGGAATCAGTTGCCATTACTTTTTCTTTGCCTTTTCCTCTTCTTCTTTAAGATGTTGCTCAAGTAGAATAGTATATACTTCCCTTTCCCAAGGGATCATATTTTCAATCTCAGTCAATGAGTATTTATGATACTGCATCAAGGCAAAATTTAATTTATAGTATGACATCATATCCATATGTGCCATGCCTACGCGAAAAAACTTGAGAGTCCCTCCAATTTAATTTTATTTTTTTTCTTTGTCTTAGGATTCTTCACATCAATAGTGTGAGAAAGTTTAGGCATTGTACTAAAGAATTTCTCAATTTCTTTAAACTGAGTTGAGTTTAACTGTTCAAGAAATTCCTTTACCTCTTCAGGACTTACATCACCTGTAGACCACACTTCTTCACTGTCATAGATTTTATCAATACAAGTTCCAATCAATTCAAATGATTGGTCAAGATCTGGATCTTCAAATTCAAAATTGTTTCTAATGAATTGATCAAGAGATGGATACTTCATATCCATACAATAATTATCATCAAGTTTTACAGTCTTTGTATGATTCTCATCTGTGACAATTTTAACATCATCAAGATTGATTGATACTTTTACTTCAGTGACACCATCATCTGGACAGATAATGTTTACATCTACAACCTCTCCTACAGATTTACCTCTGATATTTAAAAAAAGATATTCAATATCAAAAGTTGGTAACTGTTCAACTTTAACATCCTTAGTTAAGATACAATCAGAAATCACAGCTTTGATTGCTGAGGTAATTTGTTGAGAATCCTCAGACTCAAGTGCAATTACTAAGAGTTTTTCTTCCTTAACTAGGAAGGGTCTATACTTAATTGTTTTTCCTGATGAAGGTAAATCCAACTCAAATGTTGGTGTTACAATTTTTGGTAAAGGCATAATATCCTATGATGAAGTCAGTGTGAATATTTAGCCAATGTTTTGAGAGTTTAAAAAGAGATTACTTTGAGAATCAAGAAAATTCTGAGCCAGTAAGGTAGGATTAGAATTGGTTGCTGGAGGTATGGTGATGAGTTCTAATGGTTCAGTCACATATCTTACAAATGTAAAGTTCACTGTCAATTTTAAAAGATCAGTTGCACCATAACTTATCTCCATTGGATTCATAGAAATTGGATAACCTTCAATCATTGTGTATTTGATACTTTGTTTTACATCAGTATCTTTTTCAAATTTATACAAATCAATTAAATTTTGAGATCTATAACCACCATCGCCATCAGGATAATTCATCCTAAATCCATTTCTAAAGTTTTTATAATCTTCATTACCTCCTCTACCATTAATCTGTTTTCCAGAAATATAATCCATCCATCCTTCAAAAAAATGCAGAGTTTTATATTCAGGATCAACAATCATTGACACTGATATTTGCTCATCATACATTCTTCTATATGCTATCTTCTCAGACACACCCATGAAGTCAGATTTTACATCATGAGTAGCAAATGATGAACCAGGTAAAGAGGCATCAGTGCATGAAATATTAATTCTTTCTTGTAAGTTTGTATCAACTACTACCCCCCTTTTCTGAGAGATATGAGTTCTTACAGGTCCAGGTAAATTAATTGACAAAAAGAAATTTGAAGTTGTTGCATTATGCATCAACTTTGTAATCAAACTCTCTGTAGTATGCTTGTTTATACCTGTGCCAGGATCAGTAGGCATCTATAAATAAAAATGATTACCATACTATGTAGACAGAAAGTGGGGCAATCTATAAAGACAAAGTATAAACCTACTAACCCTGATAAGTATATGGGTAATTCAAATAATATTATTTGCAGAAGTTCCTGGGAAAGAAGATTCTGTAAAGAGTGTGATACTAATCCTAGTATAAAAAAATGGGCAAGTGAAGAGTTCTCAATACCATATATCTCACCTGCAGATGGTAAGGTTCACAGATACTATCCAGACTTCTTGATTGAAAAGACAGATGGCAAGAGATATATTATTGAAATAAAACCTGATCACCAAACCAGAGAACCTGTAAAGAAAAGCAGAGTCACTAAATCATACATATACGAATGCGCAACTTTTGAGATAAATAAAGCTAAGTGGAAAGCAGCATCAGAGTTTGCTAAAGATAATGGTATTGAGTTTCAGATAATGACGGAGAATCAAATCTTCCCAGAAAAACATCATACTAGGAAGAACTATGGAACAAGAGGAGTATCTAGAAAACGCAGAAAATAGATTAGAGTATGTGGTAGATGATATCATAAACAAATCTAATGCTGATGATAGAATGATATCTCTTCTTGAGGTATTGACAGAAACAGAAGTGGTCCCAGATGTAGGAAGGTACTATACATTTGTATATCAACCAAAGACATCTAAAATAAAATATGACCAGAACCCACTAATTGCATGTGTATCTGTGGATAAGTGGGGATTTAAAGGATTGAATTATCATTGGGGTAAGTTTAGAAACTATACTTGGAATGAAGTGATTGGAAATCTACATCTGATTTACCCACTTGAACTAAGAGATGCTAGATCAATTCCATATCAACATTTCTTATATTCTTGATAAATAATTAAATGCAAGGATGATCAATGCCATCTAAAAATAACAATTCTAATTGGAAAAAGAAAAGTGGTAGTGAAACCATCTATGAGAGCACCTTGTCTTTAAATAAGTATGATGATCCAGATAATCCTATTGATAAAAGAAAAGGAACTGTCATATCAAGATTTAATGTAATCACTGGAGATATTGAACTCATTGAAAAAACAACCACTGGTGTTGGACAAGGAAAAGCAACTCAAGAAACATTACTATCAACTATTAAGTCCGATGGTTCCCAAACATTTCATTCTGGCAATGCATATGCAACTTATTTTGATGCAGATAATTCCAACAATAGAGGACAACAACTTGATCAAGTTCTAGATCAAACAAAAAACCAAGTAGTTACCACAGCAAAAGAAGAATTAAGTCCTGAAGACTATGAAGTATTAAAAAATTCTAAACAATATAAATCAGTTGGAAATGATTCAGAATCAGATCCTGACATAGTTCCAACTGCTATTCCATCTGAATCAGATCCTAATAATCAGTCCAATAAAGCATATGAAAGAAAAGCAATTCCTGAAGGAAAAACTTTACTCAGATATCCTATCACAGTTCCTAATCTTGGTTATGACTTTATTAGAATTACTGCGTATGAATACGTTGCAGGTGGAAGGCAGGCACTAAAACTTGGAGAAAAAGATAGTGCTAAAAAAAGATTAATCAAAGATTCCAATAAGAAGGAGACTGTAATTCTTCCTATGCAACCTAACTTTTCTGAATCAAATGCTGTTAATTGGGGTGGTGATAATTTAAACCCACTACAAATGATGGGTGCAGGTTTTGCAACTGGTGCAATTAACGCTATAGGAAATCTTGGTAGTACTGAAGGTGGATTTAAAAAATCAAGAGATATTGTTAAGGATACTTTTAAAGATTTGGGTGATGATGTATCTGCAATATTAAATGATGAAACTAGTGGACCAGCATTGGTAGCATATTTTGCAGGACAAGCAGTGGGTGCAAACATCCTTGGCAGATCTGCAGGTGTGACACTCAATCCCAATCTTGAACTTCTCTTCAAAGGTCCCAACCTGCGCACATTTAGTTTTAATTTTAGATTTACTCCAAGGTCAGCAGAGGAATCAAGAGAAATAAAAGAAATAATCAGAGTGTTCAAAAAGAATATGGCAGTTCAGAGATCAACCTCTAATCTATTCCTCTTGACACCAAGAGTATTTACTCTTGAGTACATATTTAATGCCAATGGTGATAGTGCTGGACAGATACATCCATATTTGAATGTGTTTAAACCAATGGCAATGACTAATCTGAATGTAAACTATACACCTGATGGAACTTACATGACATATAATCAAGATGGTTCAATGACATCTTATGATTTACAGATGAGTTTTGGTGAACTTGAACCAATCTATGCTGATGAGTTTGAAGATTCAAATGATGATGCTATTGGATCATTCAGCGATCACAAAAACATGGGTTACTAAAATGTCAAATTACTTTTCATACCTTCCTAATCTTGATTATGTCAATAGAATTCCTAGTGAGCAAAATATATCATCTTACACTGAAGTAAAAAATCTTTTTAAAAGAGTCAAACTTAATGATGAGTTATTTCAAGACCTAACTAACTTTACCAAGTATCAAATAGTTGGTGATGAGAGACCAGATAATGTTGCTAATAAAGTATATAATAGTTCTAATTATGATTGGATAGTTCTTCTATCAAATAATATCATAAACATTCAAAATGAATGGCCAATGACTAATAGAGCATTTGAACTCTATATGAATAAAAAGTATGGTGTGACAAACTATGATAACATTCATCACTATGAGTCAATTGAAGTTAAGGACTCAAGCAATAGTTTTGTTGTATTGAAAAAGGGACTTGAAGTCCCTTCTGATTATTCTATTACTTTCTATGATGGTTCATTAGGTAAAATGAATATTGTCACAGATACAAATGTAAGTATCACCAACTATCAGTATGAATCAAGGATTCAAGATGATAAGAGAAACATTTTCTTATTAAGATCTGATCTTATTCATACTGTAGTAAGAGAAATCAAAAAATTGATGAAGTATGAAAGTGGCAGCACTCAATTTGTAACCAGACTGTTGGTAAAGGGAGAAAATATTAACCTATTTTAATAAAGTAAAGGGGGTCAATTTTTTCCTGGAGAATTTTTTGCCCCTTTTTTGGAATTAAAGTTCAATTTTGCCCACAAAAAAGAGGGGTCACCCCCTCAGAAGATTTATGTACGCTGCTATTACAAGTAAGGTTAAACAAACTTGATTATATTTCATCAACTGTCAGCAAGTTTTGCGAAGTAAGACATAGCGTCATCATCATCGTTAGAAGCAGTGGGTGCTGGGTCAGGAGTTTTTGATGCCTGGTAAGAATCTTCAAGTTTTCTGAGGACTTGTTCTTCTGTGACTGCTTTCTGTTCTGTTGCTGCATAGTTATCATATTCAGTTTCCTCTGCTTGTGGTGCTGGACGTGTTGACTTATTTCCAAGAACATAATCAAGACGTTTTTTCAGTTCATCATATGATTTGAACTGATCAGCAGCAGTAAAGAAAGAGAGAGAATATTGCTTCTTCCAGATTGCTTCAAGGGCATCATCATCATCCAGGAGAGGGCCCTGACGATCAAACTCAGAAGAGTCATAGTTCCAATAACCAGCAACCTTCTTCAACTTCAGTTTGAAGTTAGCACCTTGCCAGA